AAAAAAAATAATTTTATTAAAAACTAGACGATTGAAATTTTAGGGTGTTTCAGAATTGATGCGACAACAAAACACTTTTTGGATTTTTAAGTGTTTTTAAACTTCGTAAAATTTTATTGCATCTTTGAGATAATTTTCATCTAAATCATTCTTCCATCTGTAGTCATCAAAATTAGGTTGAATGAAATCTTTTATAATTTTTGGATCAGAACTTATCTTAAGTAAGTTTTGTCTAACTTTACATCTGTGAATTATTTTAGGTATTCTTTTTTTAATATTCTCTGGTTTAAGTTCATCACAATTGTCAGCATGAAATACTTTGAAAGACTCCTCATTGATGTAGCAAAGATAAACAGGTTTCTCAAAAACAGAATAATAAAAATCTACTTGCAATAAATGATATTGCTCTGGTCTTTCTTCAGGTAGTTTATTAGTTAGCCAAGACCTAGTGCCATCCTTTTTAACTCTACCTTTTCTTGGGAATTTACATTTATCCTCAATGATAACATCACCTAATAAATCTACATATCCATGCACAGGAATATTAATACCATCAAACCATTTAAAAGCCTCTATCTCAGGTTTGCATTTCTCATATCCAGGTATTGTTTGATGAGCTTTATGACCATTTTCTATCATCAAAGGAATGATAGATTTATAGTATTCAAACTCATCAAACTGTGAGAGATGAACATTTATTTTTTTAAATTTTTCGTTAATTGGTGTGAACATTGTTTTCAACCTCTTGTTCTATAAAATAAGAAATAGGTTTATTTAAATATTTTGAAATTTCTAATAGTTTATCTACTGGAACTCTATTTACAGCCTTTTCATATTTTTGTATTTGTTGAAACGTAATATTTAATGCTTTTGCCAATTCAGTTTGTGTTACATATCTTCTTGGCATTTTTCTTTGTGGATTGAATTGTTTTCTTGCCATATTTATTCTAGCAAATTTTATTCTTTCACCAATTTGTTTGTATAGATGTGATGTTTCCATTTTTCCTTCCTTATTTAAATTTAGAGTATAGAACCCCTATGCAGTTTATACAACTTTCAATATTTATCTATTTACAATAGATAAATTTAGCGTCTTTATTTTCAAACTCTACAATTCTTCTATATGTTTTTACATATTCCTTAACAGCTTTTAAAGAATGAACGCATTGTCTTCTCTTTTGACCATTCATTATTTTTTTATGGTTTTCTTCAAGCTGTTTGTAGAGTCTAACATTATTGTTGCTCAACATTAGAGTTATTACTCTCCTCACCGATTTTTTTTATGTTGCCTTGAATGAACTTGCTGTCGGTGATTTTTATATCAGCAGTTTCGTTCAAGTCTTTTGAAGATTGTGCCTTTTGAGTAGCCTCCTCAATAGTTGCACCCTCAAAATACTGCTTTACTTGAGCCACTATTTCGTATGATGATGTTTTTTCAACTTTTATCATTTAACTTTATATTTCTTCTATATCCTGGCATCCTTATTAGGTCGCCTCTTTGCTCAAGTTTCTCAACCAATTGAGTGATTGAGTTCTTGCTTTTGTACCCCATTTTATCAGCCATAAACTGAAAAGTAGGATAGAAACCATAATTTGTATAATATTTTATAACAAATTCAAGCAATCTTTTCATAGCTGGTGTCATGGGTCTTTTATTTTTTTCTTGTTTCATTTATAATTAACCCCCTCAAAAGTTCCGCATATCCTTGAATATCGTCAAAACTATCAGCTTTATATCTATCTGATTGCATGACCCTCCAACATTTTAAAAATATCATAATTATACCAAAAAATTTAATTGGCACTTTTACATCTTTATTATTGTAAAATGTCAAGTATTCAGACATTATCTTAGTCATTATGTAACTTGTATAATCAAAGCCACCATAGTCTTTTTCTTTCTGTTCTAATAATTTTTCTAAACTTTTTGTAAATTTAATATCATTCATATTCTGTTCCTAAATACCATTCGCCATGTGCATTGATACAATAATGGCTGCCGACAGTGTAATTATTATAAAATCCCAAATATCCATTTTTTACCTCTTTGAATTCTACCAGTGCCTCAAATATTTCATCACAAGTGAGAAAAGTTTTTACCTCAATTTTTTTCCAGTAATAACTAGACTCACTTGTGACTAGCAAAAGAAACAAATAAACAACTTTCAAACTAACTAGAAGGGAGCTGCTTGTTGTCTATTATCTTGTTTCTTGTTTGCATCTTTTCTTGGTTCATTCTTATAACCAGAAAGAATTGTTCCAGAGTCATTCAACCAGGCTATTAAGCCTTTCTCTCCCCCTGCATCAGGGTAATTGATTTGACCTGTAAATTTGTCATCACCTTTAAATAGAACACCGACTTGAGCAAATATTCTAACAAATCTTTTTGATCCATCTTTACTAGATGCTTTGACACCTAAAATTGTACCTTTAGCACCATTGGTTAAAGATATATTTCCAGAAAAATCTAACTTAATAGACTTTTCATTGTTTGGCTCATACGGAAATAGTGCAAAATCTTTTTGCTTACCATTGTTTGACATTTTGACCTCCATTAGTCTTTATTGTTTGTTGTTTATTTTGAAATAGTTTTTCTATTTCTTCTTGGTTGTTTTTCCAATCCGAATAGAGTTTATTCAACTTTGTTTCAGTTGTTTGTGATTCTATCCTTTCTTTGATTGAAACTGTTTTAGTATTTGTTTTAGTACCGCTTTGATTATTCAAAGCATTAACTAATTCTTCAGCACTAGCATATTCTGAACCTGATAACCCAAACGCTGCTAAACATCTACCTAAAGCTGAACTGGAGCAATTTTCTAATGCACTTGTTTTATTAATAAATGATGAATTTCTAAATTCTTCTGCAAAGCCAACTGAATAAATTGTTTCACCAATATAAAGTTCAGTTTTAACAATTACTCTTTCAACGTCATGGAATATGACTTCTTCATTAAATCTTGCCTCTGGAAAATATTGTAATAAATGTTTATGTCTTTCGTTTACTGTAGAATATTTTTTACCTTTAATATTTACTGTTGGAATATTTATTGCTTTTTCTAAACAATCCTTTCTTCTTTCTTTAAAAGAACCTTTACTTTTTTCTATTGGTTCTTGCACTTGTTTTCTTGTCATTTCTTTCCTCATTTAGTTGTTTATTTAAAAAATCTATTAATTCTTGTTTTTTGTCTAATTGCTTTTTTAATTCTGTTATTTCTTCATCTCTTTCCAATAACATATTTTTTTTAATTTTTTGCTCATGTTCTAAATCTTTAATTCTTCTCTGCATAGTAGCAGCTTTATTTAAACTAAGTTCCATCTTCACCTTTCATAACTTCTTTTGTAGTTAAATTGTAAACTATTCTGTCTTGCATAGCCTGACCGACCAAAGCACCTGCAATCATTTTAGCGTTTGGAGGTATGTTTTTTCTTTGTTGTTCGTCAAGTACGCAATAGTCATTAAACCACTGATCTATAGGTTTATTAAGTTGACTTGGACTAAGATGAGTTGCACTAAAACAACCACCTTCTTTTTTATGAGTAAATTCTTTCCCAATTTTTTTAAGCATTACGAATCAAATACCAATATAAACAAACAATGTCAATACCATATACAATTTACTTGATATATAATTAAAAAAAAGTATTAAATAAACCATGATTTATGAAGGGAAAACATCCAAATATTTATATGGACTATAGGACTTGTTGTAAATGCAAAAATTCAGCAGATGTAGTAGAAGGTTCTAAGGATTATTGTGCTAGTTGTTATTTCGTTCATGTTATTGGTATGCCAATAGAAGAATATGAAAAAAAACTTAAAGAAAGATATGAAAATAAAACTTAACTCTAATGATGTTGAATTAGCTTATACAACAGCTCAAAGAAGGTTTATTGGTAATGTAAGAATGAACAAAGGATTTTCTTATGGTTACAATAAAAATTTAAAAAATCAATTATATGATGGGTTCTTAGGTGCTATGGGTGAGGTTGTTTATGCAAGAGCAACAAATAGTTATTTTAATGGTTCTTATACTGATAATGATGAATTTTATTTAGGGTCTGACTTTCAAAACAATATTGAAATCAGAACTCAAGATAAAAAAACATATAATTTTTTGCTTATTAGACCTGGAGAAAAGCAAGGAAAGTATTTTTTAATAATAAAAGACAATGACAAAGATTATAATTTTACAATAAAAGGTTGGTTTTTATTTAAAGATGATTTACCACCTGAAAAACTTTCTAATTTTGGCTATCAGGACAGACCTGCTGCTTATAAAATTGAATTAAATGAACTAACACCATTGGAGGAAAATGTCAGACAAGATAAATTTTAAATTATTTAAACCTTTTGGTTCAACTCTTGCAAAAGCAGAGCTGCCATTGCAATTATTAAAAGATTTCAAAGATGATTTAAAAACAATAAGAGAAGATAAACAAAAAAAGAAAGATCACAACTGGGGAGATAGACTGGTTGGTCATGTTCAAGAAGAATATTTAATATCTCCTCCTATCATGCTTAAATGGAAAGGAGCTTTTTTTGATCCAATAATTATATCATATACTAACGCACATTTTAAAATGGAAAAGGTAAAATCAGTTTTAATTAATTCAGCATGGTACGTTGTTTCAAAACCAGGAGACTACAACCCTTTACACAATCATTCAGAATATATTAAAGGAAATTATAGTTTAAGCTGCGTAGGTTATTTATCATTGCCAGAATCAATGATTCCTAGTGAAAATGCAAAATCACATAACGATTATAGCGGACAAATTCAGTTTGTTGAGGGTTCGGAAAATCAATTTTCTGATAGCCAACTTAGAATAGATCCAAAAGTTAGGGATTGGTATTTATTTCCTAATTACTTAATGCACTCTGTTTATGCTTTTAATTCAGAAAATAAAAACGCTGAACGTATTTCTTTTAGTTTTAATGCTACAATAAACTTTGAATAAATTTATTTCCTTTGCTTATATTTTCTTCAGCAGGGATAATTCTTAAATTATTTTCTACATGAAGACCGCAAACTTTGTCATTTACTAATGGTATTATGTGATCTACATGAAAACCTTTAGGACAATTTTTATAAATTTCTTTTATTTTCTCTAAATTAGTCCATGCAACTATTGCATTTAATTTGGCTGCTCTCCTTTTATTAGTTTTTGCGTTCATTTTTGCTTTACCTTCGTCAGTAGAATAATATTTTTTTCTATATAATCTTCGTTTTTCTTTATTAGTAGGATTTGAATAATATTTTCTATCAGATATTTTTTTTCTTTTTAAAACTTCTGGATTACTTCTATATTTTTTATAATCTTTAAAAATTCTAATTAAATATTTATCAAATCTTTCTAAATGTTTTTGTTGTTTGATATTTAATTTTTTTCCTTTTATCTTTAATTTTTTAATCTTTCTAGCAAGTTTAATATTTTGCCAAAGAATTTTGGCATTTTGTTTTCTTTTTTTTATACCTTTTTTTGATTGTGCATATCTTTTTTGTTGTTCTTTACAATGAGCAGTCTGTCTATATCTTTTTAATGCTTCTTTTCTTTTGCCAGACACTCTCCAAAATACTAAACAACATTTTCTTGAACAATATTTTTTTGTTTTTCCCTTAGATTTATCTTTAAATTTCTTATTACAAACTTTACAATTTTTTTCTTCAATATCTTTATATTTTCTTTCTTTCATTTAGTTGTTCAAAATATATAAACCAAAAGAAACTAGCTCAATAATGATAACGATTTCAAACATAAAGAATTTTTTTTATTAAAATTTTTATATCTATTATAATGAACCCCACCAACCACAGAAAGAATATTTTTGAGCATATTAATTTTCAATTGGTGAAGTTCTTTTTTTGTAAGTTGTTTATGATTCATTTTTTTTTGTCTCTTATCCCCTTTATTAACGAATATACTACCTGTAAATCATAGACAGAGCAAGAGCCGATAAAGTCTAGGGTTTCTTTCCTCATCTCCTTTTGTTCTTCATGTGCCTTTGCTTTGTTTTGGTCTATTATTTCAAAATGTTCCTCTTTTAGTTCAGGCACTTGTACCTCCCTTTTTAGATTTATTTATTCTTTTTTGGCAGTCTCCAAAATCCATAAATGAATAAAAATGTTTATTATTATGCTTTTTGGATAATATAAAAGTTATTGATTTATATTCTTTAGCTTTCATTATTCCCCCTTTTCATAATTGTATTTAACTTTTAACTGTCTTTGATTACCTCTTTTAAATTCAAATTTCCAGGTTTTATCATCAACAATTATTTTGTGTGCTTTCATTCTTAGCTTTTCGCTTTGCTCAAATAGTTTTTTGATCTTTGTATTTGTAGCAATTGAAGAATGGACTAAATTAGAACCATTAAACCAATCCGCAACCATTTGA